CTATCAGGAACATAATTAAGAAAGCAACTGATAGGAAGCCCACGAGTTGTTCCCCCGTTGCTAAGTATAGGAGTGCTAAACATGAACCACCTTTGGGAACTGTAGTTATAAAGTCTCTGAGCCAATTCAAAATCTGTCTCGCCTTTGAAAGTTGCTCCGAAGACTGAGGCTCTTGCGAATGCTTCTTGGGCATGTGTTTCTCCTTCCCAAAAATATCTATCCTTGAGTGTATCTAAACTAAATTTATCAAATGTTTTTTCTCTATCGTAATCTATTGTTATACCTAGGTAAGGTTTCTTTCCTATCTTGTCATCAATCATTATCTTGTTCCTGTAAATGTAAAGCTATTATAGCATAGTGTATAATCTTTCGTAAGTCATCTGGATTATTTCCGTTCTTCTTTCCATACCTCATAGCATACTTCATAATGTTTCCAACACAGAATCCTTCTCCATGTCCTGTATCTAATATTATATCAGTAGCTTGGTACTTACCGTTAGCATAGTGTTGACTGTATGTATTACCTATGTAAGCTTTTATCTCATTTAATATTTTATCTTCTCTAAACTTGTAGTCCACTTTTCCATTCCTCCGGTAGTGTATCTTCACTATACCATGTGAAGTTGTTTGTCTCAGCCCATTCAGCATGAGTTCTTTTTGTTTTATCTTTTCTTACTTTAGCACCCGGCATTGGAGAGAAAGGTTTCTGAAACAAGAACACTAACTCATAACCTTTAGGTAAAGCTTCTCGTATATGTATGTACTTACTATACTCTGCATAGTCCCAGAACCTACCTTTAGCTTCTAGTAAAATTGTTTTACCATCTATAACCTTTACAAAGTCAGGCTCGTACTTATGCTTAACAACATAATGAATGTTATCCCAATGATGTTTCCATTCCTGTAGTAAAGTCTCATGTAGTGTTGCTTCCCATAAACTATCATAGCCTTTGGGAACATTTACTTTCTTAGGTCTAGGCTTTCTTGGTACTCTTCTAGGCATCTAACTCTTCTAAATGAAAGTTAGGATTCTGTTTTACTTTCTTATAAAACCATCTCAGACTATAAGCACTTAACATAAACTTATTGTTTGCAAAGATATGTGTTTGCTCTGGAAGAAACTCATGTAAGTTTTTCTTACTAATCTTCTTAGTATCTTCTCCGTCTGGCACCATTGTTCTTATCCAATTGATAAGTAACTCTTCTCCTCTACGTCTTAATCTCTTAGCTTTTCTACCGTTCATATCTGTGTTACCTCTATAACATTAGGAACTTTAGGTACTTGAGTTAGGTATCTATATCCTGTTGAATATTTAAACACCCTTAACCCTTTACCATCGTTAGCATCTTTATGACAATCATGTTTAAACCTACACCAAGTACAACCTCTTGCAAGTTTCATGTTACCAGACTTACCATCCGGTTCATCATCATAACATTTCTCTGGTGGTGTAGCTAACTTAACAGCCTTTTTAATATTAGTTATTTTCTTTTTAATATTAGGCTTATCAAAGTTATCAGGTTTAAACATAGCCAACTCACCAGACTCTTTATTCAGTGCAAGGAATCCACCATGAGTAGTTCCTTCTGCTGATTCGTATCCGGCAAGTTGAGCCATGTACCCGAAAGGGTCATCCTCTGCTAGAGTCCCATCTTTAAACTTCTTAAAGGCATAGTTAGAAGCAGTCTTAACATCAACAACTTCTCCATCAATAACACAGTCCATGTGTCCTTTGATTCCAGAAACTGTTATCTCTTTCTGTTCGCTAGTAACCTCATGTCCAGATAACTTAACAAGAAATAAAACTATCTCTTCAAGTAAGTGTCCGTATAAAAACTTAATAAAAGTAGGTGGAGAAATAACCTCTGTGTTATCAGATTTAGAGTTCATCTCGTACCATAATTGTCTAGGTTGTTTACCTATGTTAGACATTCTTAAGCTAGGTTTACCACGAGGGCTAGGGTGTGACCACTCATAGAGAATCTCTTTCATTGACTCTCCAAACTGTTCTATTGACTCTTCATCTATGTTTAAATGTTCGCCTTTTCCTAGTGCCGATAATTCATTATATATATCTTCTACTAATGTGTCAAGTGTTTTCTTTTTATTTGTCATATTATTTCCTATGTTTTACAAATTTTAATTTTCTAGTTAGAGCATTGAACATAAGTAATTGAACTCCTTGTTTAACTTGTTCTTTATTTCTACCTGTACATTTGGTTAAGTTGTTTCCTGTTTCTTTATGTAGTTGAGGTTGTGCAGTTTTAACATCTATCAATGTAGTGTCTCCATCTTTTAGGGCTATTAAATCTACAAGACCTGTACATCCACAATTCTTAAACACTTCATAACCATTATCCCATAACCAAGTAACTGCATAGAACTCAGCCATGTCTCCTTTTCTACTATCACAATGTTTTTTCTTTTTAGGCATTAACTATTTTCTATTTTAAAACAATACCTTTTAAAAGTTTCTATAGGTATTAGACAAGCTATCTTGGAAGCTGTATCTCCTTGACCTGTTAATGTTCTAGAATTAATATTGTTTACAGTTATACATTCAATTATTTTTAAAGGTGTTATCCATAGTAATTCCAAACCTGTATACACTACCCAGAAATCTGCTTTAGTTGAGAGTAGTGCTGAAGGTTTACCGAACATCATAAGTTCTATGATAATATTACCAGTCTCACAACTTCTATAGTCTCCTTTTATTTCTAACTTCTTATTTGTTTCGGGAATAAATAAATCATAATCTTTAAACTTACCGTCTATTAAAACAGAGCAAGGATACTTCTGTCTACAAATAGCTAATATTTTCTCTTCTATTTTTCTACCACGCTGTAAATCTTTTTTAAAATTTTCTGTTGAGTTAATGGGTTTCACTCCAGTTGTCTCCTATCTTGTATTCGCCATCCAACGGACAACGAAGATTAAAATGTGTTCCGGCTTTTACTATACTCTCTACAGCTAACTGTCCTACCTTATCAGCGTGACACTTAGGAACTTCTATCTGCCACTCATCATGTATGTTAGCTACGAACTTATATTCCATAGCGTTCAGTCTTAGTACATCATCTAGTAGAACCAGTCCCTGTTTCATTACGATAGCACCCGCACCTTGTAGTAAAGTATTCAATGCTGAATGTTGGTTACGAACATATAGCTTTCTACCATCTAACCCCTTGAGATAATTTTTTGCTGATGCTCTTTGTACTCTGTCTCTAAGAGATTTAAATGTAGGTTTATTATCAAAGAAATATTGTCTAGCTCTTTTACCATCTGATGTACTTCCCCCAACCACGCTTCCAAGTTTTTCATCTCCGGCTCCGTACATGAGTGCATAGATGAATGTCTTTGCCTTATCTCTTGATTCAAGCTGTGCAAGTTTTTGATTAGCGGTGTGTATGTCTCCGTTGAGAATTTCATTTGTGTACTCCTCGTCATTCATATAGTGAGCTAACATTCTAATCTCAAGACCAGAAGCATCAACTCCGATTAAAACATTACCTTCTTCTACAGTCCAACATGCTCTACATTCTTTTCCATATGGGCTATAGATTGCCGGTACTTGTGCCATGTTAGGATTCCTGTGTGTCATTCTTCCTGTGATAGCACCGTTAGGTATTACAAAGCCATGTACTCTACCATCTTCTTGTACTCCTTCAACCCAAGAATCAACTTGAGCTATACGCTTTTGAAGTAGTAAGAAGTCTGCTATAAGTTTAGCTTCGTGTATGTGTGTGATTGCTGATAGAGTTTTCTCATCTACTATAGGTTGACCTGTAGGTGTAAACCTTTCAGGCTTCCAACCAAAGTCAATAAGATATTCTCCTATCTGTTTACGACTACCAAGATTAAAGACTTGTAGTGTTTGTCTCATAAAAGGTTTAAAGTTATTAGTATCTATACATCTCTTGTACTCATCATCTGTAAGTCCACGCTTAGATAAGTCTCCGTCTTTCTTAATGTAAGGGGTAACTAATTTATCATCTACCCATTTAGGTTTGAATGTATTATGAACCTCATCTTCAATAACTTGTTTCTTTTCTCTAAGTTCAGCAAGTAATAACAATGCTGATTGTAAATCAAACTTGAAACCATTTACTTCTTGTTGTTTCATTATCCTAGCTACACCTTGTTCAATAGCTATACATTGTTTGGAGAATCCTTTACTCTCTTCTCTAAGCTTCTTTAATACTACAGCGTTGAGTTGTACATCTCTAACACAATAGTCCATCATCTCTTTAGAGTAGTTAAGATAGTCTGAGAAATCTATCTTATGATATCCTAATTTATATCCCCACTTCTCAAGGCTGTGTCCGCCTTCTCTGTTAGGGTTGAACAGTCTTGATAATACAAGAGTATCAATGATTGGTATGTGCGACAAGTCAACACCACCGAACTTCTCTACCATAGGTATGTCAAATCCGATGATGTTATGTCCTATTAAAGTATCTGCCTTAGTCAACAGTTCATAACCTTCAGACAATTTATCTGGTGGGAATTTAAATATCTCCCCAGTGTCCATGTCTTGAGCAACGATACAGTGTACCAGAGTTGCTTTTAAGTCATCTGTTTCTATGTCAAATACTAAGTCCATTAAAATGCCTCATCCAAACTTGCATCAAAGGTTATGTCCTCATCTGTTAGTTCAGATAGTCTGCCAGTTTCAGCATCATAGATTACTCTACATGCCATCCCTACATCACCGGTATATCTAGATTTAAGAACTCTTAACCTAGTTGTCCTAGCTTCATCAGGGTCATCTGACTGTTGGTTACGTTCTAATGCTATCACACAATCACTAAGTTGTCCAATACTATTAGAACCTCTAAGATGAGATAGAGATACTTCTATCCCGTTCTCATGTCCCTTGTTACCATCAACACGTCTCAAGTGGGAAACCAAAACGATTCCGGCACCTGTTTCTTCTACTAAACTTCTCAGCCTAGTCATGATAGTATCAATTGCTCTCCTTTCATCTCCTTCATGCACTGCACTGACTAGCATGTGTAGATGGTCAACGACCACCCACTTACAGTCACATCCAATAATCATAAAGCGAAGCTTGGTAAAGATATCGTCAATGTCATTGGTACCAAAGTGGGAGTGTACCCATACTCTATTACGATTCTCACCGTCATAAAGCATGTCAAACATTTTATCCAATTCTTCTTTAGAAAACTTCTCACGTTCTTGGTCAACGTAAAGTCTAGCGTTAGCTTCAATGGATAAGATACCATCAATGGTACGTCTCCAATCTTCTTCTAAGGCTATGATACCTACGTTGTCGTTAGTGCTTTTAATGAGATGATGTTCAAGTTCTCTTGTGACACTTGACTTACCAAGCCCTGTACCACCTGTAAGTGTGACCAGTTCTCCTTGTCTAAGACCATACAATTTCTTGTTCAGTCCTTCATAAGGATAAGGTACACTTTGTTTCTTCTCACGATTGTGAAACTTCTCACGTTGCTCCGATACATTTATAACCCCAGATGGAGTATAAACTTTAGAAGCCCACCAGGATTCAACAAACTCTTTGTGCTTGTTGTTTCTTAGCATATCGTTAGGGTCTTTCCAACCGTTAGGAAGTGTAACGATACGAGCTTTTCCGGGTTTGAAAAGTCTAGCAACTTTTATACTAGCTTCTTGTCCGGCTTTGTCTTTATCAAATGCAATGATAACGTTTTCAAAGTCATCAAAGAACTCTAAGCTTTCCTTGATATCTCTTACTGCACCGTTAGCACCACGCTTGATAGATACTACAGCCCACTTAGAACCCAAGAGTTCATAGGTAGCCATAGCATCACACTCGCCTTCAGTAACGGTAACGTACTTACCGCTTTTGAAAAGTTGCTGACCAAACAAACCTGTGTCGTTGTAACTTCCAGATACAAAGAAGTCTTTGTCCTTTACGTTACGAACTTTGGTAGCTGATAGTTCATGCCCGTTAAAGTAAGGATAGAAATGTTTAACTACATTACCTTGTAAGTCATGTACACATTTCACTCCGTACTTCTGAGCAGTAGCCATAGAAATCTTTCTGTCCGTAAGGGCTGAAAACTTTCCTTCACCTACCACATCAGGCTGTTTAGTCTGCGTTATTGTTGTTGTTGATTGCATATCCTTTCCTCCACATGCTTTAGTATAGCTAGGCATAAACTCTCCACAGCTAAAGCATTTTGCTGAGTCATCTTCGTTGATTCCCACAGCATCACTGCTCTTGCAAAGCGGACAAGGTTGATGTAACTTATCCCAAGTTTTATCCATGTTAGCCCTCACTATGAATTAAGACTCGTCTTCTGAGTCTACAACTTCTTCTTGTTCTACTACTGCCTCTGGGCTGTCCTTTAATACAGCTTCGAGATTATTTTGATGTCCTTGTGAAGCGAAACTTAAAGCCTCAGTCAACACGTTCAACGTACCCATCTTACTGATAGTCACGTTAGCGTTAGCCTTGTTCTCTTCGTTCTCAATCTTTGAAACATCATAGACTGTTTCACCATCATCATTCTTAATAGTAATAATCATATTAAAACTCCTCGTTATCTGAACTTGGTTCAGTATATTCAATTAAATTAGTAACCTTCACAGCTATTAACTCTGCAAACGTACCGTACTTTCCTGTGTAGGGTTTAATCTTCACAGTCACTTCTGAACCGTTACCCAAGCTAACATCTAAAGCGTTGCCATCACTGTCAACTAATTTAGGTGCCGGATTGGTAGTCCCGTCATGCCTTTCTACTTTCCTACTAAATGAGAAAGCGGGTTCATCATACTTGGCTTGACCATCTCTGGTTCTTACCCTTGACAAACCTGCATTTTCTAATCTAATAGCAGTATCTTCATCAGTCAACACAACAATTCCATACTTATGTGGTTCGAACTTAGTGTTCGGTGTGCTGACGTTAGCCCACATAGCTTTTCCTTCTACATACTCATACATATATTTACCTCCGTTGGTTTAGTTTTTAGTATTAAGTGTCATGAGTCTATCATATTTAAGAAGACTTGTCTAGTCTTTTCTGTCTTCTTCTTTCATTCAATCTATCTTTTAATATCTGTAAGTCTTCCGATAAGTCTTCCCACAATTCGTTCTTCACTGCTTGTAGTTTTCCTTTAGGTAGTTTACTTCTGATTTTAATATCAGACTTCTTAGGTAGCCAAGTTTCCCAGAACTGTTTCTCTTGGCACTCGTCTGTGTATGACCACTTGATGGTCTTGTCTAGTACTTTGGATTCAAAGTCAAACATAAATGGTAAGTCAAACTTGCTCACCCATTCTGATAATTTCATAGTAACCCTCCAGTTAAAAATTAAACGGGTAGTTTCTCAGTTCCGAAGTAACTACCGACTCCTCCAACAGCAACATAACTATAGGTTTTTAAAGTGCCTGTCAACACTCGCAAATTGTGGCTTTGTTGTTTAGAGTCTGTGCAAACCACCACGCAATGTGGAAAAATCAGACTATTAGTGTGATGGACGATGGTTTCTAGCACTCATTCCAACCTTCAGTCTACGACCACCTTTAAGGATTTTATAGTAGGCTCATCTTACACTAAACTTTAAAACTTAGTCTGGTTTTAGAGGCACTAGACCAGAAACTAGCACGATTACTCGTATGTCTTTAGGTTAAGGAAGGTTAGTTGAGGGCTACACCTTATGACATACCTTAAATAAGTAACTATTATATTAGACTTCAACTCCTCTGTCAACCTTTAAGTCTAATAAAGTTACACTATATATTTCATCTTTCCAACTGACCTCGTAAGCTATCTGGTCTTGAGGATTGTCGTAATTGTACTGAACAATATAACTCTCCCAACACCTGTACTCTTCCTTGCTCATTGGAGTCAACACACAATTCTCTTTCATTACCCAAGTAATATGTTAAGTACCAGAACCGATACCAACATACCCAAGATTGCAAAGTTTACTAAATCATCATGGCTCATTCTACCACCTCTTCTATAGCTTCCTCTACCACTTCTTCTACAGGTAGTATTTCTCCTGTCAATACTCCAAAGCCACCGGTAGCAGACTGCTCATTGAACTTATCATCAACAGCTTGTTCTACTAACCTATCAACTTCTACAGTTCTATTATCTAAAGCATCTCTCAATCCTCTTTGCATAATTTGTAGATAGTTTTGCTGTTCTTTAACAGCTTGTAAAGTTTCTTCTAAAGATTGTACCTTCCTGTTCAAAGTTATTATCTCATCACTGTTCTCTACAGTATCATCATTAACAATGATAATGCTAACATACATTGTCAAGAATACTGCTAGTGTTGTTAGTAATTTTATTAAAAACATTTTCATATTATTAACCTCTCCTTGGAATGTAACTATAGTTTTTCATATCCCATGTAGCATCTAACATCTCTTGCAAACTCCATCTTAAGTTTTGAAGTTTCCCAATGTCTGATAGATAAACATCTTGCATATCAATAGTATTATTTATCATACTATCAAGTGAATTAAGTTTTAACATCATCTCTTTATGTTCATCTTTACTCATTTCAATAGTTACTTTGTTTTTTAGTATTTTAGTTTTCATATTTATTTTCCCTCTTTTATTTATAAAGTTTTTTCAAACCTTTTATTTGTTGTTTACTTAAACCTTTTAAATGATTAGGAATATTATCTTTAATATCTTTATCAATAATTATTTTATTATTTTGTTTAAGCTTTTTAAGCATTCTATACTTTTCATTTATGTTGTCAAGTGTTTTATCTAATTTTTTTCTAAGGCTTTCTAAGAGCTTGTTAGTCATGAGTAGTACCTGTATGTGTGTTGGTTAGTATACGTGCAACCATGTGGCTTAGATGTTCTTCTATCCTATACATAACATCATTATCTGATACTTCTGTAGGATTGTCCCACGTTCTTATGTCATCGTAAAGAAAGTCAACAAATGTTCTGAACTTATCTTTAGTTAATTTATTAATGACATATTCTCTGGCACATATATCTTCTAGTCTTTTGTATAATGTTTCGTTCATGTTATCTTTCTCCTACTATCCAATAGTCTCTATGATAAGCTTTTAAATACTTACCCTCATCTTGTCCAACGTTATCAAAGGATTCACTAACCCCACAATAAGCATCAACAAGTTCTTTGGCTAACTTCCTAGCATCTTCAACGTTAGGTGCTGTCACCTCTACTGAAAAGCCTTCCTCATAATGTACTGCTACGTTATATTTATTCATCATCTTCCTCCTCTAATTCATTTAAAAATTCATCTACTCTTGTTGCTACCCAATCTGGAATATCTGCTAAAGCTTCTTCTGTGCCGTCATCCCAGACGATACCTATATGCCATGCTGTTATCTTCATATTACCTCCTCGTTATTAATAATATCTTGTATCATCTCCTCGCCAAACCAATTAAACTTTCTGTTAGCGTTTCGTTCCACTAGGTATTTAATGTTATCTATTCCTTGTGGCTCTTTAGCTATCATGTTTAATAGTCTTGGCGTTATGTCAAGCTTGTCAAGTGTGTCAAGTATGTCAAGCTTTTCAAAATAATAATCGTTGTATGTTCTGCTCATTCTTATCCCTCCATTTCTAAGTTATCAACATCTTCCATAGCCATTCTATCAGCCATCTCTTCTACTTGTCCAATGTCTTTTATATCCTTACACAACTCATCATAATAATGTTGCCATCTCTCATCATAATAATCGTGTATCCATTTGTTATCGTTGCTCATTCTTGCACCCCCTCTTCGGTATTAATAATTTGTATTTGGTCATCTATTAAGGGCAAATTAAATTCCTTTTTCCAAAGTTTTTTTATCTGCTCTCTTGCTTGGTCTACAGTCTCCGCTGTTACCTCATACGACTGTTCAACAGTCACTAGTAATTCACAGTTCATTCTCAATCCCTCCCGTTAAAGTAGTAAGCCACTATTAGCCCTACAATTATATAAATTAACACACCCGCCATATTTAAGTCAAACATTCTTTTAATCTCCTTACTTCTACATTTTTATTTTCAGATATCTCATTAGGTTTTACAACTACCCAAACATTTTTCCACTTGCGGACACCCTTAAGCTTTTTATAATCCTTGTAACTAATCACCTTGTATTCGTATATGTCTGTATATTTTTTCATTTTATCCTTTTGTTTATATGTATTAAATCATTAACCAATTCTTCCATGATAGACCTAAGTTCATAAAAGTTTTTAGATTCTCTTATGTCTTTTCTATAGTCATTTAAATTATCGTATAACCTTTCTTTAATTGTAAATACAATATTTCTTTCTAATACTTTCTCATTTATTATGTTCATCTACTTACCCCTTACCAAACTCTTCTTTTAAAGGCTTGGTTATCTTTTGCATTTCAGACAATGCAAATTCTATAATTATCTTTTCGCATTGGGTTATACTGTCTAATATTTGAGCATCAGTTAATTCTTTATCAATTGAATTTATCCTTTCTCTATGTAGCAAATCCCTTGTAAGTTCTTGTATTGTTTGTTCTTTCATATTCTTGTAGCCCTCTAGCTAGTTATTTATTTATTAATTTATTTTACATTCCATTCTATAAATTCGTCAAGCTTTATTTATACCACCTCTATAGCTTGTATACGTTCTAAGTTAGCCGAGGTTACAAAGAAATTATCTTGCTCCGTGTCCTCTAGCTGTCTGAGCTTGACGCTTGAACCCTTGCGGGATAGATAGCCTATAGCCCCGTCATTATCTTTGAATCTAGCGTCTGTGTCATCAAAAGAAACTAACTCAACCCCAAATAATTTAGAGGGTATTTTTAACGTATCTTTTTTAGTGTTCGCTGTATTAAATGCAAGAGCAATATTTAACTTATCTTTTACCGCTCTCTTTAGTTCTTTAATACTGTAATCGCTAAACATAGAGCCACTAAAAGTATAATGATGATTTTTATTAGTGTTCTTTAACATCATATTTCTATTTTTTGTATAGTCATAAAATTGTATATGCGGATAATCTTTAACTAAATCTTTATAATTTATATCAGATGTACCATTTAATCGAACCGCTAAAGAATCACCATATGTCATATAAGCTTTATCAATCTCATATCTTAATTGTCTATAATAGCTATCAGTCATATATAAATAAAATAATGTCCTATTTATCATGGCTTTTTGTGAACTAATCATACCTAAACGTCCACTGTCTTTTAAACAAGCATCCGCACAACCATTGCGTTTAGCATTTGGACAAAGTGTTTTCGATGTAATCATTTTATCGGGTGCTAGGTATTGGATAGCTGTAACTATCTTTAACTTTTTACCCTTTGCAACTTTATAGCTTGAATCAATACCTAATAAATAACTAGGCGGTTTATTAAAGTATTCTTTGTGTTCGTCTAATACTTGCCCTAGTGTTGTATTCTTGCCATTAAATTTTAATTTGTGGCTTAGTTCTGCATTCTTTTTGTAGTGTTCGTATAACATATTTATAGCCCTCTCTTGCTTTGTTTAGTTATCTTTATACCACGAAAGCCCCGAATAAACGAGGCATTTTTTAACGTGGTTGGGGGTTAACTCGTTAAATATATAATCTCTACTTTTAGGGTTGTAAATGTCCATAGCTTGTATTTCTACAGCGTCTAAATCATTGTGAAGATGTTTAATTTTATCTTTTAAAATTTCTTTTGCTTCTTCTTCGTTTGTAGCTTCTACAGATTCCCACACTATAAACTGTACATGATATTCATTTATTTTCTTATCTTGTTCTTTCATTTTTATTTTCCTTGCTTTTAAAAGCGTTGTTTCTATACCACCTATATACCTAAATCAGGGGCTTGATATCTGTTTAGTTTGTAGTCTATCATCAAATTTTCTTTTTATTCTGTT